GGTTTTTGAATGACGACCATTCGAGTCGCCACACCGGTTGAACGTTCCGAATCCTTGAACGCACCTTCGGGCAATTTCTCGCTGTCTCCGTCGTGATGTTCTAGCCACTCACGAAACTGACTCGCTTTTTTATCACCACGGTAAAATGGGCCCTCTGACATAATGGCAACCATCTTTCCACCAGGTTTGAGCCTGTCATAGGCGTGTTGCACATGGTCGATATCCTGCCCGTGCTCAAATGGTGGATTCATCACGATTCGGTCATATTCGTCTTGGTGTTGTAAGAAGTCATCACCAACCACATTATGACCTTTTTGTCCGAGAATTTGACGCAAACTGTGATTGTATTCGATGGTGTCCAGGTGCGACGTTGGGTGCTCATCTTTGATGGCATCCGCAATGTTCCCTTTGCCGGCTGATGGTTCTAATACCTACATGCCTGGTTTAATATCAGCAGCTTCCACCATCCGGTGTGCAATGCCTTTTGGCGTTGGAAAAAATCCATCGATGTTTTGCCGTGTCACCTGTGATTCAAGATCCCTGAGTTTACGCCGTTTTTGTTCGTCATCATTCACACCGCCGCCTCGATGTTGCATAAACTCCCGAAGGGCGGAGCGGAGTTGCGCTGAACTTTCAATGCCCATTGATTGAAGGCGTTTTGATTCCATCAGTCCATCGTTCAGTCGTTCCGCCTCATATTTCAGATTCGGATTCGTTTTGGCGATGTTAATGAGTTTTTGAACCTCATCAAATGTTCGGCTTCCGTGTTCAAAGTCAAATGACCATTGCTCTTTGCGTTTTGCATCATCGACCAATTTGGAAAGGTAATCACCGGCTCTTTTGGTGCCAGGTGTACCTCTTAATCCGTTAATGATACCGTTTAGCATATCGACGTTGGCATGTGGTTTTGGATATTCTACATGTCGGATGTCATCAGACGTTACTTTGCGACCTTTTGAACTTTCCCAATCCACGCCGCTCTTGCGGTCGTTGTACCACTTTTGACGGCCAAGAATGCGGTCTAAGGTTTCAACCTGTGTTCTTGTGCTAAGTCCGTCTAAATGCGTCGCTTCTCCGCTTTCAATCGCATTGGCAAGATTGTGCATTGTCTTTTGTACGTGTTCCATCCGGTCTGCGTCGGCCTCTGCACCGGCTGCCATATTTGCACGACGTGCCGTGTTTGTGAGACGGTCAGCTCGTTTGTTGTCAATGGAGGACTGCATGTTGTCGGCGACTTCACGGAGTTTATCAGCAGTCTTTTGCGCGTGACTAGTTTGGTATTCTTCGGAGGCTTTGTGATTCGCCACCTCTGCTCCACCGTCGAGTAACCCGTTCAACTTATCGCCCGGATCCTCATCAAACACAAACCCACGTGCAAATCGGCTGTAATAGCCGCCAAGTTGCTTCATTTTACTCGCTAGTTCTTGATATTCTTCTTTGCTTACTCGATTCTTTGGCTTCGCAATCCAAATGTCGGAGCCGGTTTTCGTGTGCTTTGACCTCTCTACATCAAATCCACCAACATTGGCCGAAGTTTCTGAGACTCGCTTGATCTCGGCGGGTGCATTGCGCTTTTTCGCGTCGAGTGCTTCAAGCTCGTCTAACCGGTCTCGTTCTGCATTGGTTAACTTATCCTCACCAAGTTCACGTTTCTTTGTCCGGAGTTCTTCCAGTGTCTCTGGATTCGTGATCGCCTTCTTGTGGGCATCCTGTTTGTCTCGAACCTCGCCCCAATGATTCTTAATATCTTCATCTGTCAATCGGTTGACAACGCCGCGTATAGCCTCTTCTTTGGCATCGTCGCCACCCCATGGATTGTAGGCGAACGAATGGCTTGCAGCATACGCGAGCTTTTCAATGTGCCTGTCAACGGACTTCCCTGCAATATCTTCCTTCGTGGCTTTCCGTTTGCGCTTATAATCTGGATGATTGTCTAGGAAGTCACGATACACTTGGTGCAGTTCCGGTTTGTGACTCGTTGCCCAATTGAAGTGATCACGCACTTCCTGCGCTGTGAAATCACCGGTCTTATGCTTTTTGTTCCACCAATCCACACGTTCTTTCGTGTCTTCTGGCGGCGCTTCGCGTTCGTTTACTTCATGTTCCAAGTGATGTGCATGAGTAGCCCCAGTCAACTTGTAAATCAATTCTTTAGGTATCCCTCGGCCAGCTAAAATCTCACCTTTTGACTTCTCACCAGGTGCAGGTCGTGGACCGCCAATCAGCAAGTGGCGACCTTCTAATGGTCCCTCTTTAATTGTTACCCAATGTGCATCACCCGAAGCGACTCGTGCTTTGAGCGCATGTGACAGGCCAGATGACGGCTTGCTAAAGTTGACTTTCGTTTTCTGGTTGTCGCTTTTCTTCTTAATGAGCAGTTTCCCATCTAGCACAAGCGCCATCGACTTCCACACTTTGCGATAGCGCTTCTCCGCAGCCTTCACGCGCCGTTCGTTGCGCCCACCAACGACACAAGGCACATGGGTATGGCCTACTCGTATTGCGGCTTCTAGACGGTGATGCCCGTCGTGGAGATCATATTTGTAACCGACCACGATCGGCGCAAGCGCTTTGCCCTCCTGGATCGCGTCCATGTTGGATGTAACCTTGTCCTCGTTCAACGCATCTTCCGTTTGATACAGCGTCTTGATTCGATTCACAGGGAAATAGATGGGATCCTGCTCGTTCGTTTTGTACGCGTAGCGATCGGAAAGATTATATCCACGGGAAGACCGCGATTTCGAGATTATCCTTTTCACGCCTTCGCGCCCTAGTCGGTTCATGGCTGCTTTGAGTTTCGCGATTTCCTGCGTCAACATAGCGATGCTCTCGCGTCGACTGCGCATCTCGTCCGCGCCGTGAATATGATCAAGGGCGCGTTCTGCTTCGGAGTGAAAATGATTTGCGCTTAACCGCCCTTTGTTCTGGGTGGAGGCGAGTGAGTCCATCAGTTCACTGGCCGTCATGCCTAACTCGTTGGCTGCTTCATCCAATGGCAATCCATTCGTATTACCTACCACGCGCCGAATATTGACCGGAATACTCTCGTGATACTCTGTGGCAAATGCGTCTTTGCCACGCTTAGGAGGACGGATGCCGCCGATTTGTTTGACCCGGTTCGCGACACTGGACGGGCTTCCATACTTCTCTTCGTGAGCTTCTTTCAGTTGATCGGCCATTCCGTGAATCATACTATGCAGTTCGCTTTTGGCTTCTTCGTGGGCCGTTGAAAAATCGCGATGAATTTCCTTGAGTTCATGGTGTCCATATTGGCTATACGGGTTTTCTTCCGAACCAATACCTTTAAGTTTGCCGATGTGGTGACCTTGGAAAGAACGTGGGACGCTGCCGCCAACAATGTACCCTTTGCTATCCAGTAAAATGCGGCGACCTTTCAGATGTCCTTCCTTAATTGTTACCCATCGGTCAGCACCGCTCGTGTTAGTCACGCCACCGTGAGGATGGAGGGTGATCCGGTGTTCACCCGATGTTTTGTGCATCTTCTTCCTGCGTAATAATAACATCGGAAACACCCTCTCTCGGCCTCGTATATGCCTTTTGCAATTGCCCTTTATCACTCGTCGCGTTGTATTCATTAAGCCGACCGTCGCGCACCCATTTGCGTAATTGTGTACGCTCGACGCCGCAAATTTGCTTGAGTTGTGAAGCAAGGATGGGTTTACCTGTGTGCATCTCTAAGTGATCTACTACCGCCCATATCTCGCCGAGTGATACGCTCATTTTCGAAGCCCCCAGTTGACCGTTTCCGCGCATTTAGGGCACGTGGCTACTCTCGTATCACTAATGGCGGTAAATTCATGTCCGCACGGGCACTGGACGGTTTGCGCGTTATTCTTCACAAGCACGCGTTCGGGTCGCTTTCCATCAATCATTGTTATCTCTCCTTTCGAGTTGGCATTGTGTACCCTTTTATCACTCGTACAGGGTAACAATGGCAAAAAGGATGCACGGTTGCATTTGGAATGTAGCCGCCCTCTTCGCCAATTAAACTCGCTTTGCGCCCAACATTCATGCCGCCGGTCTCTTGGATGTTATCGAGTATTTCCGACAACTTAAACCGCTTTGGTGTGCCGTCCGACGCCAAGTAGAGTTTCTTGCAATGCTTGCAGGCGGTCGGCTGTACGTGGTAATAAACTTCGATCGATGCAGGATCACCTCCACCTTCGACTTGTATATTCATGATGCGGCCCAGGTTCGTAGAGAAACGCACCTCACTGACAGCAACCCTATCCCAATCGCGCCCCACATCAACGGCTTTGAAGCGGTTCTTGAGTTCTGTTGTTAGTTCACGCCATCCCTTAACCGCCTTGTCGGTAGACAAAAGGGATTCAGCCTCTTGAGGCGTGAATCCCTCTGCGTTATACGTGGTATGGGTCAACTCGCCGCTAAAGTAACGCTGTACCACATCGTGGATGGCGCTTTTGTGTTTCTCGGTGAGCATATCTTCGGCTAGATCGGCTAGTTTGCGACCGTACCCCGAAATGTACTTTGCCGCGTTTTTCTCTGCCGCTTCTACTACGAGTTTATCTATGCGCGTCAAAGGCAATCTCTTCGCCAATTTAACCATATCGGCATAGGTGCTCTCGTTGTTGAGCACGTCCGCCAGCCTTCCGGCTACATAAGATTGACGGATCCACGTTTGCAAATCCTCTTGCGGTTGCTCGATGCCCGCTTTGTTCCATTGTTTTTCTGTCACTTTGGGAACTTTCCACCCAAGACCAATCGCCGACCGAAAGTGAGCCTCAATGAGCGTGCGTAGCTCGTCGATTTGTACTTGGGTGAGCACGGGCGGCTTACTATCTTCGGCCTTACGCAAAAACGTCTTACGCGGTAACCTCGACACGCTCGCAAACCAGGCATCCATGTTTCGAGATAACAGCAGCATCAACCCTTGAAACTCTGCATTCATCTTGCGCACAATGACGCGGATGTACTTTTCGGGTATCGGCTCGTCGTGGTGAATGGACTTCTCTAACCGCGTCATCACGTCGCTTTCAATGCCTTCGTGTTCAATATAGCCAGAGAGCGCCGATGTGAGCTCCGACGAATTGATGTTTTGTCGTTTCACACGAATCTGCACCGGCACACCTCCTAGTTGACAATCTCAATGACGAGCACTTTATCGTCGCTTGCGTGCTTCTTTAGGTTATCCTCGACTTTATTCGGGTCTTGGATATTCCCGTTTTCGTCTTTGCCTTGCACATCTGCTGTAGTACTTTCGGTGTCTGCGGGCTTTGCGCCGTTTGGTGGTCCGCCTTGCATCGCTTGCATGGCATTGATGTAGTTCGCGTTGTTGGGCACATCGCCATTGGGCAAATCCCCTTTGAGCCCGCGCGCTCTACGCCACTCATTGAAGGTCATGCCGACTCCGGACTCTTTATTAAGCACATCGATGCGCCTTGATTCGTCTTCTAAGTCCACATCGTAAATCATCACAAGGTCGTCATAGCGTGGTTTGACAATGACGCGGGTAATCCAAGACGCTTGACCGTGCAAAATGCTTTGAAAGCCTTCTTCTTTGGCATCCTGTGCGATGGAATCCTCGCTATTGTTACCAACCGTCATACCGCCACCGGCGCCCTTATCAATACTGAAATTGACGATGGATGGATGTGCTCTGTAAGCAGCCGTTTTGAGTTGGATAATCATGCGCAAGAATTCCGCAAACTGCAAATCTTTCGGCAGTTCGCGAATCTTCACAAGTTCGGCTTTGAATTTTTCATCCGCTTGAATCACGGGGATTTTCTGATAGTCTCCGGTGCCGGATTGATCGAGTATTTGCCGCTGAAAAGCGCCAAGTCCCACTGGATCCACGTCGCCATAGAGCATCAAAAGCGACTCCGGGCTGTCTTGGTTGAACAACCCATCGTTATACGCCCACGCGTTCAGCCAGGTCGAAGTACCTTGAATCGATTGTTCGAGCTTGCTTCCAGCGCCATATGCCCACTTATTGATGTCCACGCTTGGATTGCTGATGTGAACGCTCATCTCGTCGCTTGTCCATGAAGCCACAGGCATGCCATCGACTACTTGGACGTACGCCGCGTTGGTTAAGTCAACGCCCGTTGCGCGGTGGATGTCGCGAATGGCCTTGTCTTGGTTCGTGATCTTGTTGCTTTCCAGGTAGCGCATGAGCACTTCAACGAACGGTCTCACCGTGGTTCCATCTACCAAATGATAGCGAATCGGCGCGCCCGTGCGATCTTTTGCAATGACCATGCACTGACGGTCGTAGGTCAATTCTTGATCCACGGCTACGCTTGCGAAGTCTATAAAGCCATTCGGATGTACGTCTGGATTCACGTTGTCGATGATGCGTTCCATCTCTTTGCAGCGGCGAATCACATCTGCATCCGGTTTGTAATTGGGATCCGCATAGTTCTCATGGACCACGAGAAACCCCGTTTGCTTACCTGGCACAATGACGCGCTTGGCCATCTGTTGCGTCTGCGTGATGCGTGCCATGATGATGATCTTATCGATCAGTGACTGCTCGCGCGCTTGGCGTAGCATCTCAAATTGAATCGTGTTCGCCGGTTTGTTGTAACCCAGTCCCGCTCGACTGGTTGTATTGGCGAAGTTGGAAAAGAACTTCCCGCTGGCTGTGCGCTCTCGTTGCGCATCCTCTAATCGTTTGGCTAACGTCACCCGTTCGGGTACGATCAAGCCGTTCAAATTCGCCCACTGCGGCATGACGTTGCCCCCTTTCGGTGATGAAACGCAAAAAGGCGGTCACCGACATGCAGGGATTAATCCCATACATAAAGGTGACCGCCAGTTGTCTGGTAGGTCTATTTTGATCTGTTACGTGACTCTTTGATCATCTTTCGACGCTTTCGCTTACGCTCTTTCTCATTTATCGGCTTTTGGTGACCAAATGACACAGGAGTTAACGTACCGTCGCGATTTATGATATATGGCATCACTACACCTTCTCTTTCGTCACCTTCTCCACAAAAGTGACCTTGCCAGCATGGGTGACAATCTTGACTTCGCCGTATTCGGGCAGCTTGCACAATTTGATTAGCCGATACCCGTCAACCACCATAATCGCGCGCCCACCAAGTTTGCTTTCGTCAATTTCTTGCCCAATGGGCACGCAGACCGGAACGTGATGTAGTTCATATTCCTGACCGCGCAATATAACCTTTTCATAGATCGTTGGGGATTCGCTCGTCGTTCCATCCCTTTCGTGTTCGTCGATTGCTCGAATGGACCCCTCTTCATCGCCCTCAGGAGCACAGAGGCCGGCCTCTGGTTCAATCGTTGCCGCATAACAATACTCTTTGGAAAACTCCTGATCGGACGCTCGTAAAAACATCTCTCCGATGGTACGAAGGCTTTCAACATTCGTATGTACGCTCATACCCTGCGTCGTGTTGCCGAAATGCGTCGCCTTGACTACGATGGTAGGACCGCAGTCATTGTTAACTTCAAACGACACACCGCCATTTCCGATGTGCAGGTACGCTTTATTTTCGCTATGTTCCATCGTTCATCTCTCCCTCGCGTTGTCGCGTTTCATATTTCGTTGCCCATAACTGCTTCTCAAAATTTCAAACAAAACCAAATCGTGATAGTCGCCGTCAAGTAATTTATCGTCTTGCTCATAAACGCCAACAATCCTGCCTCCGAGTTTTGTGCATAACCGTATGTACGAGGGCAGAATCGGATTGTCAGCCGAACAGGTGAATCTTAACTTTCGATGCTTGTACTTCTCGAAGATATCGCGCAGAAATCGCGCCAAGTCCTTCGAAAAAATTGGATTAACTTCAAGCGAAAAGTTGACAATTTGTAC